CACTGTTTAAAACTGTTGTTGATAATGTACTAGTAGATGGATTATAAGTTAATGGTCCTGTTACATTATCAACAAATAAGTTATTACTACCATTAGCTGTTTTAGAGAAAGGTATAAAATAAGTTCCATTTGTGTTATCGCTTGTTAAATTAATAGCCGTTGCATTTGATGCTGTTCCTGTAAAACTTGATGCTGATATATTACCTGATAATGGATTTGCTGTTATTAAACTTGATTTTTGTGGATTTCCTTGTCCTGTTCCTGATGCATCTGACATATTAATATAATGTGTTAAATTTTGTGTTGATAATAGTGTTTTAATTGTTCCTGTCCAATCTGATTGATTTAATGTATTAGTGGTTGTTCCATTAGTTAATACAATTGAATTATTTATATTTAATGTGTTTGAATTTGTTGGTGGATATGTTATTGATGGTGTTTTATTAACTGTTAAATAAATATCACTAAATAATAAACTTTGACCTGAATTATTAGATAGTTGTTGTGAATTTATATTTAAAATTTTATTTATTGACGTATCTGATATTGTTATTTGATTGTTATCAGGATCTATTTTAATATTTTTAGTTCCAAATGTATAGTTAGGTTTAATATTATCATAAAAGTAATCTGCCATAAGTTTGTATAATTATATGTACATATAATTTGTTTAAACTCTTTACAAGAATTTTTAAAAGTTTTTATTTACATTAGAGAATCCAGAACTCGCCACTGATATACCTAATAAACTTGAACAGGTATTAATTAATTCTAAAGATACAGATAAAGAACATGAAGAACTTAAAGGTGCAACATATGGCACATTAAATAATAAACTCATCTGTGCTTGGAAGAAAAACGTTAAACCTACTGGTGTTGTTACATCGTTTAAAGAATCTATTTTTTGTGTATTTGAATAATTTTCTGTCCATATATAACGTCCATTAGGTGCGTTTGTTGCATTTACATATTCATATTGTGTATTACCAGCTATAGATCCATTTAATAATACAGGAACACCTCCGCTATTTGATATGACACGGTTAGGCCATACAGTCATATTACCATAATATGACTTATAATAAATACTTTGTCCTATACCTGTTGTATTATAATCGTATCTGATTGTATATCTTAATGTAAAACTATCATTAATACTTACAGCTGACCCGCCAGTAAAAGTTATATTAACGGTACCTGTTCCAGTAACTGTTGGTTGTTGGTTTAAATTTGCTCTAAAAAATAAAGGTGCTGATGATCCTATTGCGGATTGTACCCATGCTGTTGTTGGTATTTTTGTAGAACTATCATTAGATGCGGGTATTGTTTGTGCGGATGTTGGAGGTGTTGTTGATGAAAAAGACGCTGGTCCGTTTATTGTTGATGCTGTATTACTACAACTAAAACTATTACTATATACACCATTTGTTACACCACCTTGTCCTAATGTAGTTATATTATTAACACTATCTATTTTTATACCATTACTAATATTAGACTGACATCCAATAGATAATGCTGTTGTATTAGGTGTATTACCCAATTTTGATATTATTACATTATCACCCGCTATAACAGGCATATTTCCACCTGCTTGTACATTTGGTTGAAGTCCTATAAATTTTCCTGAATCATTTTCTAACACCGCCAGTGTTATATTATTACCATCTGACGCATATGTTTTAATTGTTGTACCTGTTGCTAGTCCTGTATAAATATTTCTAACAGTACCTATAGAATTTAATTGTCCTAATGAAATAAACCCTCCTGTAGCCTGACCTACAATATTTGCGGCATTACCTGATTGATAAATTTGCATAAATTTACCGCTATTAGAACCTACATCATATAGAAACATTGCTCCGCCATTTATTGTATCTGGTCTTCTTAATAACACGTCACCATAAAAAGTAGTCGCCCGTAAATTATTACCATTATTATTATTTGTGTGATCTGTTTGATTAATATTTAATATTGCATTATTTTGTGTGATTACATTATTTGCTATTATCTGACCATTATGTGTTTCTGTGTTATTATGAATTTCTATACCACTATAACTACTAGTACCTAAAACTATTATATCAGATAATGTTTCAGTCCCTTGTGCAATGGGATATTTTAAGAATTGTGTTCCTGCGGATGATGTAGTTAAAGGTTCTTCTATATTATTAAAAACAGATGAATCAAAAATAGGTAAATTTTCTAATGGTGGATTATAAGATGACATATTATATTTGTTTATAAGTAATATATATAAATAAAAGTTTTATATAACTTAGTATACTTAAATGTCAAAAATTATAAATTTTTATGAACATATACCTAAAAAATATATTGAGAAAGTAGAAAATCCAAATGAGAAACACCATAAAATGAAAATACCTTTCCGTATGTGTATTGTTGCACCATCAGGGACAGGTAAAACAAATTTTTTATTAAACTTGTTGAAAGTGTTTAGTCAAGATAAAGGTACATTCGCAACAATAGATATTATAACAAGAAACAAAGATGAACCATTATATAATTATTTAGAAGGTGAGCATCCTCAAATAGTAATAAGTGAGGGTATGACAAACACTCCAAAATTAGATGATATGGATAAAGAAGTAAATCATTTAGTAGTGTGGGATGATTTAGTTTTATCAAAAAATTTAAACAATGTAGAAGAGTATTATATGAGAGCTAGAAAAAAGAACTGTAGTGTAATTTTCTTATCTCAGTCTTATTATGACATACCAAAATTCATAAGAAAGAACTCTAATTATTTAGTGCTATTAGATTTAGGAGGTAATAAAAGAGAACAAACAGCAATATTAAATGAATGGTCATCAGATTTAGACAAAGAGCAATTAAAAGCAGTATATAATGATGCTGTATCAGTACCATTAAGACCATTAATAATAACAGGTGGTAAAGTTAAACAAAATGAAAAATATAGAAAAGGATGGACAGAGTTTTATGATCTAAATGAATTTTTTAATGATTGTAAAACACCAAAACCAAGACAACGTACTAAAAAGATATATAGTTCAGAATCTGAAGAATCAGATAGTGATAATGGACTTAAGCCTTAATATAAATTTGTTGTTGTGCCATACTACTACCCATATCTTTAAAATCTTTGCTCATTTCTTTATTCGTTTCTATAAAATCACCATATTTACTACTCATATATGTTTTACGCATTTGATTAACGCTTGCATGTTTGCTAAAGATCTTATTAAGTCTTTGATTTAATTTAACACTAGTCAGTTTATTGTTATTCTTATCAAATAACAAATAGTCAGTAGGATTAATAGAAATCCATTTCCTTATAATATTTAATAGTGTTACAGGTATTGTAACTTTTTGCTGTCCATATGTCTTGCTAGTTTTGTAATTATTAAATATGAAAATATTTTTATTTAAATAATTATCCTCGTCTTTATCTATATCTGAAATTTTAAATTCTGTATAATCTTTAGATCTACGTGGCGGTATATACATACCATTATATAATGATAATATTATGTAATCCTGTAACTCTTGAAAATCTTTTGTTGTTTTGTTTGTTTTCTTAAATAGTGCTAATGCTTTTTTATATTGATCTTTATATATTTCAATAATTTGATCATTATTAATCCAGTTATCATCTACTTTTTCAGATTTGATTTGTTTATTTTCTTCATCTTTATAATCATTTATATCATCATTCATTAAATCCTTATAATTATCATTATCTGTCAATACTACTAATGCTGATAAAATTGTTTTTCTAGTTCTATAATTCTTATCTTTTAAAAAGTTTAAGATCTTTTTATCATCATTAAATTTCTTCATATTAAAATCATCATCACCATAAATGCCAATATACAAGGTTGATAATATTGATTTATATGTTTTTAAACTACCATTTGATAAATTAGGTCTATTTTGTTTTAGTTCTTTTACAATATCCATTTTATATGTTATGATATGTATAAGCCGTTTATATAAAAATATAATAAATATATAGTGACATATAATATGAGCAAAGAAATAGTAGTATATAAACAAAATAGACCTGAATTACAAATAGCAATAGAAGAAGAAAAACAAAAAGAAGAAAATCAGACAGCGTTAATCAATGAAGCATTAAACATAGCCAATAATAATGAACATCTAAAATTGCGTATATATGAACCGCCAATTATTAAATCAAATATTGTTAATAAAAGACCAACAATAAACCCAGTTATAAAAAAAAGATTAAAAGATTCAACTGTTTATAAATATAAAAAAAAAAATTTTAATAAAAAAGAAATGTCCGCAAATATTGTAACTAAAGCGTTTAAAAATTATGTTGTTAATTATCTAAAACTTAAACAAGAAGTAGAAGAGGAGTTATTAACCGAATACGCAGAATTTATTAAAGATACAAAAGTAAAAGTAAGTACAACTTTAAGCAAACCATTACAATATTTTATAGATCAATATAACAATAGTATAAAAAATAATAAAGGCTCAAAAACTATAGCAACTTATAAAACAAATGTAACAAAAGCATATAAAAATATTATTAATAAAGGTGTTGAATTACTTAATACAAATAACTGTTTAGATAATTTTGTTTTACATGATAAAATAGACGAATATATAGCAGATCATAATAAACTATATGTAAGGGGGTCAAAATTTGTTTTAAATTTAAATACAGAAACAAATAAATATGAATTTGTAGTAGGTGAAGTAAGTGATGATCCAAAATTTAAAACATATTTGCAAATATCTGTTGCAGATCAAATGGTAGATAATTACTGGGCCAGTAAAAATCCAGATAATCCAGAAATTAGAAATCCAACTATTTTAACAACAAGTGAAGATTATGATGACGTAATTAACGAAAGTATCAATAGTATTAATAATAATAAAAATAATATGTTTGATGATCCAATTATTAAAGACTCAGAAACATTTAGACCTTATAAAGAGTTTAGTGAGTCATTTAGTAAAAAAGATAATAATTATATTAACAAAACAAATAGTTATGTATATATGGATACAATAGTAAATGTAAATAATAATAAAATTTATGATACAGAAGAAAAAAAAGAAAAATCATATACAAGTCCAGGCAAAACATTTGAATATGACCAAAGCGGAACAAATAATATAAATAAAGCTGAAGTATTATTTGGTAAAAGAAATGTAGTAGAAGTTACAGATCAAATAGTTAATAATGTTTTTACATCTAAAACAAACCAACCAAGTAATATAGGATTACAATTTTGTATTGATAATGTATCAAGAACAGGTAAATTTTTTTCAGAAGCAAAATATTACACAAGTATTAATTATACAAGATGGTATAACTTAAATATAGAACTAAAAAAAATGTATTATGACGAGGTAACAATACAAATAGAAAATATGTTTGAATATATAAAAGATGAAAATAATAAAAGAAAAAAAAATCTTTTATTAGAAGATATTAATACATATACAAACGTTTTATCAAATAAAGAATTGTTTAATCAAGATTTTTATCAAAACAGACCATATATGGGAATTGGTATATCAATGAATAAATTCAGTCCAATAGTATATTCAGATGGATTTTTAGATAATTTACCAGAAGAATTAAATAGAAGTGAATATGAAAGAGCAATAACATTACAAAAACAAAAATTTACACCATTAATGACAGATAAAAAAATTACAAAAATAATTTATAAAGAAGGTAATAAAGAAATACAAGAATATTTTAATGATAATTTTAACAGACAAATAGGAGTATCTGAAAGAACACCATTTGATTATTATTTTACTATAGCATTTAACAATCTAATAGGAGTATGGAATTTTAGTAATGATATAAATATTAAAAATAATAATCCATTAGAAAGTTATAAATTAGGCCATGCATTTGATAAACAAAAAAATAAAGGTAAAAACGCAGTAGTATTACCAATAGAAGTTATTATACCAAAAGCATAAATACATATAAGAATATAATTTAAAATTAAGTATGATAATAACTTTATATATAATGCCAGTAAGAAAATATAAACCAACGGATAACGAAGAAGAAAATTATATTTTAAAAACAGCCGCGCCAGATATGATAAGTGGTATAGTTGAGCAAATAAAAAGAAGTATAATAACTTCAAGAGCAACAGAAAAAAGAACAGAAGAAATGCGAGCAGCAAGATTAGCAAAAAAAGCAGCAGAAAAAGCAGCAGAAGAAAAGAAAGCCAATAGTTCAGACGATGAAGAAACTAAAAGAACAAAACGAATTGCAAAACACAAAAAAGATAAAGAAGAAAAAGAAGCACGTGAAAAACATTACGATGAAACATATGATCCAGATTACGAAATAGCAAAGGATACAATATACAGAAGTAAAGTAATAACACAGAAAAAGAAAAAGGTAAAGAAAAGAAAAGGAGTAAAACCAGATAGTGAATCAGAATCAAGTTCAGATAGTGAATCAATACACGAATTTTTTGAAACAATAGGACCAGAGTTGCATTTAGATATGAAATCTATTAACAAATATTATATGTCAAAAACTCCAGAAATAAAGGTACCAGATAAAGTTATAGAAGTAGATAACAGAGGACATTTATCTTTAGTTGATACATTAGACAGTCACGGAGATATAAACAAAGTAAATGGACATAAAGTTTTAGATGTAATATCATATGTACCAGATAGTGCAAAAGATTCTAAAATTAAAGTAAAACAAGGTAATCACAGTGATTTATCAAAAGAAGTTAAAAAAGTAGAAGGTAAAATAAAGAGATCAAAGAAACCAGCAACCATAACTAAATTAAACAACGAATTAAACGAACTGTTAAATAAATTATCTTAAAAGGTTAAAAATATATATATCAATATATAATGACAAAAAAGATAAAATATACAGTTTATAGAGGCGGATCATTAAATGAGGATAAATTAGTTATACCAAGCGATACAAATATAACACCATATACATCAACTAATTATGAGGATTTATCAGATATGGAATTAATGTCAAGATTTATAGTAAATGATCTAGATGAAGAAGAACGGATAAATTTAGAAAAAGAATCAACAAAAAGAATACGAAAACATACATATGAGAAATATGCCGATAAAATAGGGGATATATATATAGCCAAATGGAAAAAAGCAGGATTAACAAATACAAAAATATTGAAGTTATTAGAAGACGAGAATCTTGTAAAAATTAAAAAACTTTTAAACGAACCAGATGATTTAAAAGATATACAAAAAAAATTAAGTGATTTATATAAAATATTAGATAAACAAGTAGCCAAAATAATAGATAAAAAAGAACTCAATGAATATATAGCATCTATAAAAAAAGGATATTCATTGATAATAAAATTGAATATGAAAATAAGCGATGAAAAAGTGGAAGAGATTATGTATAATTTTTTAAGCAAAGGTGGAGATGTAGATGATATTATAAAACAATTTGATAACAATGAAATAAATATAACAGAAGCTAAATCAACAATTAAATCATTATTTGATAATTTAAATGATAATTTAGAAGAAAGTTATATTTCATTACGTGAAACAATAAGTAAAGAAATAAACGAAATGAAAAAAATAAGTAATAAAAAATCAGAGCTTCTAACAAAAGCTTCAGAGCTTCTAACAAAAGCTCTTAATAAAGAACCTCTAACAAAAGCTCTTAATAAAGAACTTCTAACAAAAGCTCTTAATAAAGAACCAGACCTTTTACCAGAAGCTCTTAATCAAGAGTCAGTTGTAACTAGTAGTAAAAAAAAGAAGAAAGTAAAAACAAAAGCAACAGCAGAAGAAGTAGTAGAAGCAGAAGAAAAATATAATGCAACAGAAGAATTAAGTAAACAACAAGAAAAAGAAGGAAATATAAGATCAAAAGAATTAAGATTATTAGAAGAAGCAAAATATGCAGAAATAGAAGAACAACAATTATTATATGAAGGAATACAACATATAAAATTGTTTGATAAACTATTTACCAATATATTTAATCATATAAGTTCATCTCCAGTTGCAAAATCATCAGTAGGTAAGGGTCATTTATTTGAAGATATAATGACAAAAACAAATTTACCACCAGAAGTACTGATAACAAAAGCAGAGATGAAAGAATTAAATAAAAGTATAAAATATATTATGACAACAGCAACAAATACAATACAATCAGATATACCACAATTAAGCTCTAATTTTCTACCACCTAATTGTTCATCATATGACAATAGTGTACCATATGATTTAGTAGATCAATTTAAAAATTGGATTGAACTAAAATATTATAATACATATATATTTGGTTACAAAGTTAATAACGGTAAATTATATGAAACGACAAGTGGTACAAATATGGAAGTTAAA